TATGGACGTCAAGGTAAAAGGCTGGCAGGAGGCCCGGAAGGACCCCAGGTTTGCGGCTTTTGTGCGTGGAACCACCGAGGCAACGTCGGGGAGGTCGTTGATCGATATCCTCGCCGAAGCCGACACGGCCCTCAACTCTGATATTGTTGCGAAGATCTACCAGGAATATTTCAAGACAGTGGTACCGGCTCCCGCAGAACCTGTAAAACCCAGCCGGGAAACAGCACCGACCTCCAAGAAGGCCGGCAGCGATGAACCCGTAGAAACGATAGACTGGACTGTGGAGCGGATTGAACAATTCGAGAAGAATGTTGCAACGGGGAAGATCAAGATGGGCAGCGAGGAGTATAAAACCCTCAAGGCCTCTCGTGACAAAGCCCTTGAAAACGCAACATTCGGCGCTCGATAACCTCGATCTCCTCCAGTCCATAGGAGGATATTACCAATGAAACGTTTCATGAAAAAACTCAATTGGGCGACCATCGCCCTTCTCTTCATCCTGACCTTGGTCGGCCTCACGCCAATCGTGGGACTGGGTATTGCCTTTGCCGGAGTTGTCGGACGAGGGGCAGGATATCCGGATTACTCGTATGACGGCCTGAACAAGTTGATCCCCATTCTGTTCAGTGGAGAAGCCCGGGAAAACCTGTACGCCCGTACGTGTCTGTCGGACATCACCAATACCGACTTTACTGGCGAGATCAAGAATCTCGGCGATCGCGTGGTTATTCCGACCGATCCCTATATCACCATCAGCGACTACAAGAAAGGCCAGTTGCTGAATGTTGAATATCTGGAAAGCGATGCCATCACGTATACGATTGATTACGCGAAATCCTTCAATTTCGCCGTCGACGACATAGACCAGAAGCAGTTCAAGATCAAGGACTGGGTAAGCCGTTACGGAGGCATCGCGGCCCGCGATATGAAGAAGGCCATCGAAACCCACTTCCTGAGCTTGGTTTACGCCGATGCGGATATTACAAATGCCGGTGCGACTGCCGGCGCCGATGCCAATATTGACCTCGGCGTGACAGGCACTCCCGTCGCATTGTCTGCCGCCAACGTCACCGATTACATCGCCGACTGCGCTCAGGTCCTCAGCGACAATAACGTGCCCGAGGAAAACCGATGGATGGTTTTGCCGACATTCATGCAGACGCTTCTCATGAAGTCCGAGTATAAGGACGCGGCTGCCATGGGAACCGGGGAGAGCGCCATGCTAAAGAAGCGGACTGTTGCTCCCATCCATGGTTTTACCATGTACGTTTCTACGCTTCTCTCCAAAGATGTGGGTACGTCCAACTACCACGTTCCGTTCGGCCAAAAAATGGCGACGTCTTTCGTCAGCCAGTTTGTGAAGGTCGAGAAGTACCGTCCGGAGCGCGCATTCAGCGATGCCATGAAGGGCCTGAATGTCTACGGTTTCAAGACCATCCAGGGCAAGGCCCTCGGTCACGGTGTCGTGAAGAAGGGCTAATAGCCCAATGATTCGATAACCTCAGCCGATCCCCGGGGAACCGGGGATCGTATCTTACGACAGTACGGAGGAACCATAACATGAAGTATCTCAAGTCACTTTCCAAAATGCAGATCGCTACGGTGATCTGCATGGTTGCCCTGGTCGCGCTTGTAGGCCTCGGCATTGTGTCGCTCGCGTCGGGCGCTTTTGTCGGAGTCGCCGGTGCCGTCACCTTCTCAATTGCGGCAGGCTCTGGTGTCCCCACCTTGAAGCAGCAGACGAAGACGTTTCTGCTCAGGACCCGGGTAACGATTCCCGCGGGAGCCGTTTCCACGGATATCGTCCAGATGCTCAATATTAAGGCCGGTACATTTGTCAAGAACGTTTACATCAAGATTGTTACTCCGGCTACGGCCACCTCGATCTCGGCAACGATTGGCGACGGTGCCGGAGCAAACAGCTGGGATGCCAGTGTTGATCTGAAAGGCGCCGCAGGCACTGTCACCAACGGCGTAAACGGTACTGACGCCTATGCTCTGACCGGAAAACTCTACACGGCTGATGACACGATCGATGCCGTGGTGACCGTCAATACCATGACGGTAGGCGCGGTAGTCGACGTGATAGCCGATTGCATCGATCTGAACGCCTAAATAGTTCAGGAGCCTAAGACAGGATACGCTATCTTAACCCCACACGGCGGGGATATTCACCGCGCCCCGCCGGATCTCTAAGTTATGAGTACAGGAGGACCACCATGAAGTTCTTTAACAGAGCAAGAATCAATGAATTGAACCTGCCCGGGATTCCCAGCGCAGACGCTACGGTTCTCGTTACGTCCAGGGATGGCGTCGGGATGATCACACATGCTCGCTGCACGACGATCCCGGTGGCGAAACCCGGTTATTCCGTGGGATGCGAACTCGTCAAAACCAATGCGGTTTTCGGTCAGTATCCGCGATGGATCAACCAGGGAACGGTTCTATCGTGTTCCTTCCGTCCGAACAGCGCGGTCATCGGTTTTGGATTCTCGGCGGCTGGCAGTCAGTTGTTTGCCAGCGGTGCGGCTGGCCTTATCCTGAACCTTCCGGAGACGACAACTGCTATGGATATCGCCTTGGCCACGCACAAAACCTCTGACGACAATGACCAGCTCATTTCCGTAGTCTCCGGGCCGGGTATCGTGACGATCACGAATTCCGCGGACCCGCTTGCCGCGCATTCCGCATTTTTCGGACTCCTCCGCCCTGGTTGCACTCCCTCGCATGACATTTTCGCGGCGGGAACCTTTGCTTTACTCGGCGGTGCGGCGGCGGAAGCAATTACCATTGCGGGAGCCCTGCCGTCGGATATCGCACTCGTTCAGTATGCGGCCACCGACGATACCGACACGATTTCCAAGGCAGTCATGACGGCAAACACTCTGACTGTCACCATGTCGGCAGATCCTCTGGCCGCGCATGCCCTGCACTACGTTATTCTGAGAGCGCGTGGATCGTTCAAGCCATCTCATTATGTCTTCGCAGCGGCTTCGGTGGTTACAGTGGGCGGAGCGGCAGCCGAACCGATCACGGTAGCCGGGGCGCTTGCAACTGATGTGGCGATCGTCAATTATGCCGTAACCGATGATACCGATGCCATTCGCAAGGCCGTCGTCACAGCGAATACGCTG